TGGTGAAGTAGATATTTTAAGAGTAAAGGAAAGTGAATTTTTTCAAACAGTTTTTAGTCAAAGTCAGTTAAATATACCTACGTTTCCAACATATAATTTTGTATTTGAAGGTAAAAAAAATTTTTCAGGCATCATTGATCAATGTTTTAAAGAATTTGCAGAACAACGTCTGTTAGTAACAAATGAGTTAAATAATTTCTTAGCAAAAAAAATTGAAGGGCCAACCGGTCTAGGTTTTAAACCAACAATTAGAAATGTTATGGCAATTATTTTTGCGTCAGTTGAGGCTTTTTATAGATTGATGGATCAAGTTCACACCGATGCCTGGAATAAAAGAGATAGTCAAATCAGAAAAAGAGCTATTTTTACAGATGATAATCCAGATAACCCCCCACTATCTTCGACAGGGCCAGTTTATCCTTGGCCACTTTACTTAAGGAAAGATAAAGATGGAAAATATGAAGTCAGATATCCAGGGGAATATTCTGAAGTTTTTTTAACTCGAGGATCTGATTTTTCAATCTGGCCTGAAATTGAATTTGTGGAGGAATATATTAAAGGACTACAAAATAGTCAAGAAAGTTTGTCAAATATTTCACCAACACAATCAGATTTAGATGGTAGTGGAGTAATAAACAGAATTACAGTAAATGGTGTAGAATTCCCGACTAGTAATATAATTTTGAGTGATTATCAAGATGTAAAATTTATTTATGAAATTTATGAACGATTTATTCTACCAGCTTTTTATGATAGAATATTGAATGAAAATTCTGATTCAATTACAGTATATTCCGATATTGCAAATATGGAAGTTACGAATATAAAAAGTTCTTTAAATGGATACTCAAGTCCAAATTTGATAAAAATTCTAAAAAATTTTGATTTAAATTCTGACACTTTTCTTCCTACACTAAGAAGAATATCAAATGATGGTGTTGGTTTATCTTGGCAACAATTTATTCGTGGTATTTTTACATCTGAATATATGAGGTTAATAACAAAGGATGACTTTGCAATTTTGAGTAACAATACAATTTCATCGGCTAGTGTTAACTCAAATAAAAACCCAAAAATATTGACTAGACTTGGGCAATATGTAAAAAGTCCTAAATCGACAACAACAGATTTCTTAGATTTATTACCTTTTAGAGATACTAATTGGGTTTCTGAAAATATGGTAAACATAAAAAATACAACAAATAATTTATATGACACTACAACTAGTTTGTTTTTAAACAACGATCTAAGTTATATTACAAACTTTGAAAGATCATCTAATTACGACGTTAACTTTAACAGACCGTTTGTCAACAATTCTTATTTAAAAGTTGACGCTCCAAATATTCCTAATAATATTCCCTATCAAGCAAATGGTAATAATTCTGCCGTAGGATTTAATGTATTCTATGAAACAAAAATTAATACGAATTCTAGATCGATAACTGAAGGACTTCTAAATTACTCAAATAAGACTGGTAATCTTACAGCAAATCAAACTGTATCAATAATCAATACTCCATTTTTTGTAAACGCACTTATGGAAGGTGTTGAAAACGAAAAAAATAAAGAATTATATCCTTACATTGCGGCCGCATATCTTTTTATAAATGGTTTACCATTAACTACTCTGAGAGAAAAATATAAAAATATTGGAAATATTACTAGTGAGTTGAATTACATGTTCACTACACTTACTAAATTTGGTGCCGTACACAGAGTTCCATACTCATGGATTCTAAAAATGGGATCAGTATGGTATAGGTATAAAAAATTTGTTAATGATGGGGTTGATATTCTGACTAATTCTTGGAAAAGTATTCCGATTCAAGAATATTACGATCCGACGACACTTGATTTATCCAAAGAATATAGTTTTACAAACTATCAAAACAAAACTGTAAATTTTGTAGCTCAAAAAAATATACTTGGTACGTCACCTTCTATTTCCTATACATCAGTTAAAAATGTAGGATTTTACCCAAAAGTAATTAATGATTTATTTTTTTTTATTACTGGTCAAAATTTAATGACAGGTTACACATCAAGCGACATACAAAAAGCAACTTTAGATGGATTAAGAATTGGAAGTACAAATTGTAAAATAGATCTACCAGAAGGTTTTGATCCCACATCACCAAGTAGATCAATGAGATACAACGGCTGGTTTGTATCGTTTGATACCAATCAATCACCCAAATTTGGGACAAATTTATTTGGTAAAACAATTATTTTTCCATCTTTAGGAACAAACAATAATCAAGTATTTTTTGAATGTTTTGAACAAGCATCACAAGGAATCCAAATGACACAAGAACTTTTTCAAAACAAGGCAGTAGATGACGGTTCAGTTAGGTTTTTTTGGGATGCAGCTAACTTTGGGTACTTCGAAACACCAAGTGTAAATAAACCTAATTATGACGAATATTTAAATATTTTAAAACCATCACAAAGTAACAGTGAAGCATTTACCCTGAGTGCTCAATATTCTAAAATAGAAGAGATTTTTGGCGTTTTCAAAACAGAAATTTTAAATTTGTTTGAAAATGAATTTTTAGAATTTTCAAAATCTAAAAATAGTTTATCACCAGAAAACATAGATCCGACCTATATTACATTTAAAAATTTTCAAAACGTATTCACCAATTGTTTAATTATTGATCAAGTCCCAAATACGTTAGACGAAAATAATTATGTCAACACCTGTGCTAGAAATCAAAATGTCTCAATAACTAATAAGTTAAATTCTTTTTTAAATTTTGATGTGGCATTTAAATTTGGTAATCCAGGAAATTTTGATAGAAAGATTTTCGGAAGTTTTACCACACTTCCATCATTTAGAGTTTTTGATGAATTTACTTACAAACCATATGTACTTGGATCTTTACCAGGTGATTCATTACAGACAAGTTTGATTGATTCGCAATTTAGATACCCCAATGCTTGGACAACTTTAAGACAGTATGTGGGTTTTTCGACAATAGAAAATGTACAATATTCTTCTTCAGGAAGTTATATTACTGATTTTTTTATAACTATGAATGTTGAATTTGAAAGTACAAATATAATCAATTTAGCTCAATTGATAAAAATTTTTGCAACGCAAAAAACCCTTAATAATGGAAATTATGATAGAGGAAACTTTATTTTAGACATTAATGATTTTTATTTAGAAAAGAACACATCGATGGAACTAGTAATAAATGAAACTATGTCTAGTTTGAGAAAGTTATTACCACAAGTACAGGATACTAACACAAAACCAATAAGAACTTCGATAGATGGTATGGTACCAAAATTAGAGCTATGGAGTACCTTCAAAGCGTTTAATGACAAATGGATTTCAGGATCAGATTTTCAAGAAAAATTATTATTTGAACAAGTTGTGTTTTTGGATAGAGCAAATAGAGATATTGGGGATTTAGTGATAATTGATGTTTTCGCATTGAATCAATATGCCTCATCATTTAAAAACATGTCTTCTAGAGTTATTGATGTTATTAGTAAAATTATTGTTGATAATAAATTTTTAATGATGCCTATGCCCGCATACATTAATTTTTGGGGACAAGGTCAGGTTAAAAACGGAATAACACCAAAAGCACAAAGTGTTGAAGATGTTGCAAATAATTTATTTGGAGTTTATAATGATGTAGATACAAGATATGCTGAACCTACATTTTTATGTTACTATGTTGGTAATCCAAGTGAACATTTAGTGATGGGAGATACTAATGTAAATGGATATCGAACCGATTCATTCGACTTTGGAAGACCCAATCCTCTTAACTACACACTAAAAGATAAGTCAGATTGGAAAAACTCTAATATGGTTGTTGGGTTTAACGTAGATTTTGGAACTAGAAATCAAGCAATTTTTACTTCAATACAATTAGATCAAAATTCTGCGGCCGCCACAACTGAGGCTAACAGAGTAATTACGGAAATTGCGGCACAAGCTGGAGGAACAAAAACGTCGTTACAAACTGTAAGTTTGTACAACTTATACAAAGTCCGTAGTTATACTGCAAGAATAGAATGTATGGGTAATATGATGCTACAACCAACAATGTATTTTAATTTAAAACATGTTCCAATGTTTACTGGTCCATACATGATTCAGTCAGTAGAACATAAAATAGAGGCGGGCCGTTTCACTACTTTTTTTGAAGGAGTGAGAATGCCAATATATTCTATTCCTATGATAGATAAACAACTCATATCAATTAACCAATCAATTTATAATAATTCTTTGTCTGAAATTAAAAGAAAAAGAGAAACTAGTTCGAGTAACTCCGTAACATCCAATATAATATCAATAGGAAATTCAGTTCAAACAAACGTTTCGTTTCAAAAAACAGATCCAGGACTGTGTTTTAATTCTATTTTAACCGCTAAAAATCCTTATAACACTTTTGAAGGGACAGAAGGAATTATAACGTCAATTCCTTTGTCAAGTTTTGCTGACAAATTAAAGTCAATATCAAATAAACCAACACGTATTATGACTTTTTTTACCGCATATGTGAATGGATATAAAGATGAAAAGATAAACAGTTTTAATTATGATTTAGGGGGGACACCATTAGCTGGGTATGAAATACCAAATATAGATTATGGCCAATTAAATGTTAATTTAGAAAAAAAATATATGTGTAAAAGGTTTCCTGACGGAAAAACTTACCCTTTTGCTACTTTTCTAGATTTCGATAAATCAATCAATTTTATCAAAACTAGATTTTCTGGAAACATACTTAATAAAAATAAGAATATATCTTATAATGGGTTATGGAATAATGATGATGATATAGTTGCGAATTCGATAATACTATGGGTAAATTATTACCCACAAAAAAGATTCCAAAATGAAGAAGAGTATTCAAAATGGGTCACAAATAATCAGAATATGATCGAATCATTGAAAACAATATCTAAACAATCATTAGAACAAATGAAAAAATTTGGATTGATTTAAACAAAAGTTCGTATATTTATATGTAACTCACCTAAACAACATTTGTTATTAATTAATGGAGTTAAAAGTGAGAAAATAAATTGAACCATTCAACCATATTTAGTGTTTGAATAGTTTCATAAAATTAATTAAAATAAAAAAATGGAATTACAAAATATTTTAGACAATTATTTGGGTAAAAGAACACGTTATACTCAAAAACAAGTAACAAATGGTTTTAGTGAGGTTTGCGATTTAGATACAGGTGATTGTTATACTGTTAGAGAAAGAGATGGATTAATAGAGAGAGTTGACAATACAATGAGAACAAATAAAAAAATCCAAGTAGAAACATCTCATGGAATTAAACAATTATTAAATGGATAAGATATGTCTATAGAAAAAAAAATTCTTCAAGAAATTAGGCGCCATCACCAAATTAACAAATATGTGATGGAACAGGAAGTTGCACCTGATACGGCGGCGCCAATTTTAGATCCAAATGCTCCACCACCTGCAGACCCAATGGCCAGTGGTCAAACTCCACCGCTCGGTGTTACAGACCCTATGCTTCCACAAGAGGCGCCAACACCTGAAGTTATTGATGTATCTCAAGATGACGAAGTTGAAAAAATAGGTTCTGAAGGTCAGACTGAGGACACTGAATCAGGAACCGAGGAGCTCGAGATTACGGATCTAGTAAATGCTCAAAAGGATATACAAAGTAAACAAGAAGAATACTTCGATAAGATGTTTAAACAATTAGAGACACTTCAATCGAAAGTAGGTGAAATGGATCAGTTAATTGATAAAATAAACTCTTTAGAAATGAAAGTTGAAAAATACAGACCCAAAACCGCTCAAGAAAAATTAGAATTGAGAAGTTTGGATTCAGGTCCATTCAACCAAAAGTTGACGGATTTTTTTGATGAAAAAGAGGAAGACCTTGAAAAGTCGGGAAAAAATGAGTATATTCTGACATCAGACGAAGTAGAAAACATTGTACCATCAGAAGTTAAAAAAAGTTTTGATATTACTCTACCTACACCTGATACAAATTTCAGATCCTATTATTGATTTTTTAAATTAATTTATTATTGTAAAAGGGTCTTGAATGACCCTTTTTTTATGAACATAGAAAATATTCACCTTTGGGAAGCTGACAGTTGGACCTACTACGATAGAAATGTTAATATCATTACTTGGAGTGACGAATTTAAAGTTAAATTGGGTAAATTCAACTCAATCGGAAGAGATTGTAATTTTTTTTTACATGCAAATCACAGACCTGATTGGGTAACAACCTCATCTTTATTGTTGGGGTGGGTCACTCCAGAAATCGCGGAAATGCATATGAAAATGGGACACCCATCATGTAAAGGGGATATCGTAATAGAAAACGACGTTTGGATTGGGGCTAAGTCAACCATAATGTCTGGTGTTAAAATTTCAAATGGTGCCGTTGTAGGAGCAGGATCTTTAGTTTCTAAAGATGTTCCACCATATGCAATCGTTGTAGGTAATCCAGCCAAGATTATAAAATATAGATTTTCAGAGGAACAAATACAAAAACTTTTGACTATATCATGGTGGAAATGGGACGAACAAAAAATAAAAGATAATGCTATGTTAATGTGGTCTAATAATATCGATCAATTTATTAATAAACATTTTCAATAACTATTTTAGTTGATTTCTTTAAAAAGATTACTATTATAGAAGGGTTATTAAACCCTTTTTTTTATTCACTATTTTAAATTTCTAAAAACAACATGATGAGTTCATTAGACGCCGTTTTGGCACAGTACGAGAAAAACCAATCAGGTGATGGTTTATCTCAAGAGGAAAAAATGAAGAAATACTTCGCTTGTATCCTCCCACAAAATTCCTCAACAGGACAAAAAAGAGTACGAATTCTCCCTACCAAAGATGGTTCGTCCCCATTCAAAGAAGTTTACTACCATGAACTTCAAGTCGGTGGAAAATGGGTAAAACTGTATGACCCAGGTAAAAATGATAATGAGAGGTCTCCTTTGAACGAGCTCTACGAAGAGTTGAGGTCTACAGGAAAAGAGTCAGACAAAGAGTTGGCGAAACAATATAATTCAAGAAAGTTTTATATTGTAAAAGTCATCGATCGTGATGCTGAAGAAGAGGGTGTAAAGTTTTGGAGGTTCAAACACAACTACAAAAATGATGGGATTCTTGATAAGATCATTCCTATTTGGAGACAAAAGGGTGATATCACAGACTCCGAAAAAGGTCGAGATTTAATTATCGAGATGGCAAAACAAAAAACACCCAAAGGTGCGGATTATACCGCAATCCAAACCATTATGCATGATGACCCTAGCCCACTACACGCTGATCTAAAAATCAAAGAAGAGTGGCTTAAGGATGAACTAACGTGGAATGATGTATACTCTAAGAAACCAGTCGAGTATCTCGAAGCAATCTCAAGAGGAGAAACACCACGTTGGGACTCTAATGCTAATAAGTACGTTTATGGAGATTCAACTGAATCACAAACAAGTATGGGTGGTGCGTCATCCTATGAAGATCCACAAATGAACGCTGATCCAGACGAAGATCTTCCTTTCTAAGATTAGAAAAAAATGAAAAAAGTATACATTGCTTCAGACCACGCAGGGGTAGATTTGAAAGAACTACTTGTGAAAAGATTACAGTCGGATGGTTTAGATGTTGAGGATCTGGGTCCTAACACCTATGATGCGGTCGACTACCCAGACTTCGCTCACAAAGTATCCAAGAAAATCTCATATGAACCTGGGAATTTTGGAATACTCCTGTGTGGATCTGGTAATGGTGTATCAATTACATCCAACAAATGGGCAAATGTTAGAGCGGCAGTTTGTTGGAACTCTGAGACGGCATCTCTAGCAAGGTTACACAACAATGCAAACATATTGTGTATACCTGCTAGATTCGTCTCTGTAGAAGATGCCATCGATATTTTGGATTATTTTATGGAAACCAAATTCGAAGGTGGAAGACACGAAAGAAGAGTCAACAAAATTCACATACCAACACATTTAATTTAAGTTATGGCAATTAAGAAAAAAGATTTTACAGATATTAAGAAAAAGTTTTCCACATCCGCTAAATACAAGCCTCAAGAGTACTTTGATTTAGGCCGTGAATTTTTGGATGCCGTTGGCTTACCAGGTCCAGCGATTGGTCACATCAATATGTTACTCGGTCACTCTGACACGGGAAAAACCACCGCATTAATCAAAACAGCGATTGATGCTCAAAGGAGAAATATTCTACCCGTATTTATTATAACCGAACAGAAATGGGATTTTGGTCATGCAAAAATGATGGGTTTCGAATGTGAAGAAATTGTTGATGAGTCGACAGGTGAAATAGATTGGGAGGGGTTCTTTTTATTCAACAATAATTTTTTGTACATAGAACAAATCACAGATTATATCAATGAAATTTTGGATGCCCAGGAAAAAGGAGAAATTGATTATGATTTAGTTTTCCTTTGGGATAGTGTGGGATCGGTACCTTGTAAAATGACTTATGATGGAAAAGGTGGTAAACAACACAATGCATCTGTTCTATCTGATAAGATTGGTATGGGTATCAATCAAAGAATTTCTGGAACAAGAAAATCTGAATCAAAATTTCAAAACTCATTGGTAATTGTTGCCCAACCTTGGGTTGAGCTTCCTGATAATCCATTTGGTCAACCCAAAATCAAGAGTAAAGGTGGTGAATCTATTTGGTTAAACTCATCGATCGTATTTTTGTTCGGGAATCAAAAGGGTGCTGGTACAACTAAAATTACGGCAACCAAGGACAAGAGAACTGTCAAATTCGCATCTCGTACCAAAATTTCAGTATTGAAAAACCACATTAATGGTTTGGGTTATGAGGATGGTAAAATCATTGTAACGCCTCATGGGTTTATTTCGGGTAAAGATAGTACCGAAGAAAAAACTTCTGTTGAAAAATACAAAAAAGAATACGCCGATTATTGGAAAGAAATTCTCGGATTGGAAGGTGATTTTACATTGAAGGAAGAAACTGAGATAGATAATGAACAATAGTGAAAACATTATTAATTGATGGAGATAATTTATTCAATCTCGGATTCTTTGGTGTCAGAGACTTCTTTGTTGACGGAACACACATCGGTGGATTATACCATTTCATCGACGCCATTCGTAAACAATTGGACGAACACGATTACGACAAGGTATTTGTGGTTTGGGATGACGAACATAACTCAAGTAGGCGACGAGAAATATACCCTTACTATAAGTTAAATCGTAGAGAAAGACTGAATGAGTTCCAAAGAGAATCATTCAATATTCAAAAAAACAAAGTCCAAAATTATCTAGAGGAGTTTTTTATAAGACAACTTAAAGTTCCTTACAATGAGGGTGATGATTTAATTTCCTACTATTGTCTACACGCAGAAAAAGAAACAATTACCATTTTTTCTTCAGATAAAGATTTACTTCAACTTTTAAATTCACGAATTAGTGTTTATTCTCCACTTCACAAAAAATATTTTTACGAAGGTGACAAAATAAAACTTGATGAAATAGAAGTTCCTCACGTTAACTTACTACTTGCTAAAATTTTATTAGGCGACAAATCTGATAATGTTTTTGGAATATTAAACTTCGGTGAAAAAACTTTGGTTAAATTTTTTCCAGAGGTATTGGAACATCCAACAACACTTGAACATATTCTAAGTAAAACAACAGAAATATATCAAACTAAAAAATTGAAGGGGTTAGAAAATCTGATGAGTGGTAGATGTAAGAATTCGGAAGAGGGACTAGAGTTTTTCAATAAAAGAAGAATGATTATGGATTTACACAACCCTATGATAACTGAAAACGCAAAAGAGTTGGTTCTAGAAAACATACGAGATAATATAGACCCTGAAGGAAGAAGTTACAAAAATGTTATTCGAATGATGACACAAGATGGGTTTTTTAAGTATCTCCCTAAAACAGATGAAGGGTTTGTTGAGTTCCTTCGTCCGTTTATGAAACTAACAAGAAAAGAAAAAAGAAAATTCAACAGAGAAGAAAAAAGTTAAAAAAATTTGAAAAACCCAAAAAAAACCTTATATTTTAATAAATTCAATAAATTATGAAAGAACAAGATTTAACTAAGTTAGAATTCCTTATCACATTGAATAACAATATTGTTATTCAAAGATATTTCAATGTGAAAAATTACAATCCCGTGGCTGAGAGATCACTCGAAGTTTATGATTACATGAAATATTTTGTCGAAGAGTTTCTTACGGAACAGAAAATGAGGACCACAGTTTATATGATGGATCTCGTGAATGAGATTATGGAGGATCCTACAATATTGGAAACCTCTATGACCGATGGACCTGAAATTTTTCACTTCAAAATAATGAAAGAAAATATGACAATTTGTCATAGATCACTAGATGCAAAAATTTTTCCACCTAAAATAAGATACACCGTAGACATACGTCAGCAAGTAAAAAGTGTACTTAAGGACCTTACTGACATTTTTGCAGCGAAAGATTTTGAGACAAATTACCTTGACTATAGTCTAGTTTGATTGTATTTATCAATACACAAAAGAAAAAATTATGTCGAGAAACTTTGAATATCTAGGAGAAACTTTCCAATTACAACTAATCAATCAACTTATTGTTGAGAAGGATTTCTCACACACTATTCTCGACGTGTTAGAATCAACACACTTCGAAAACAAGTATTTCAAAACACTTGTTCAACTGATAAAAGAGTATTACATCAAGTATGAATGCTCTCCTTCCTTTGAAACACTTTATCAAATTGTTAAAAGTGAATTTCCACAAGAACTGATGTTGAAGATATTGAATGATACAATATCAAAAATTCAAAAAGCCCCCATCGATGGTCTTGCCTTTGTACAAGAAAAAGCCCTGAAGTTCTGTAAACAACAAGAATTACAGAAAGCCATTACCAAATCGCAAAAGATATTGGATAGTGGGGAGTTCGAAAATTACGACAAGTTAGAGGAACTGATTAAATCGGCTCTTCAGATTGGAGAAAACAACAAAAACATTGTAGATGTTTTCGATGATCTCGAGGACCTTCTTAAAGAAGATTTCAGACACCCAATTCCTATGGGTATACCTGGTATCGACAACCTATTAAAAGGTGGACTAGCAAAGGGAGAATTGGGTGTAATACTCGCTCCGACAGGGGTTGGTAAATCGACCATTCTTACTAAGAT